TACGACCGCACTATGCCAAAAATGGCATATCAGTTGGGTAACCTGAAGTTCGCCCTGCCGATTGAAAACGCGATGGCAAAGGTCGTAGAGCAGGCGAAGATGTACGAGATCGCCGTCAGGGATAAAAATATTCCTGATAGGCTCAAGAACCGCAAGCTGCTCAGTCCGAAGGCAGTCTTTGATGGCGTGGAAGATATGCGCCGACGCCTCGACTTTGCCTACAACCCAAGCTACTCACCGCTGGTCAACGCAACGGCTACGGCCAACTACGTCTACAGTATCGCGGGTAACGTCTCCTCGGCACTGATCAATACAACTGTGCTTGCGATGCTGACATTCCCGTCGCTGGTTGCACAGTATGGTTTTGTCCGTTCGGCCTCTGCAATGACCCGTGCCATGAACATGTTCCTCAAGGGGGGCGTGGATGATCAAGGCAACTTCACATTTGGCAACGCTGCAACTGGCGAACTGAAGACCTTCTTTGACTACCTTGAGAAGCGTGGCGCAATCGGTATTGCAGCGGAGCAGGAACTGCGTCAAGCCCAACGTGCCTCCGTCAGTGGCTATGAATCCACGATGGACAAGATCAATTTTGTCGCAGGTTACGTCTTCAAGAACTCGGAGCGTTTCAACCGTGAAGTCACGATGTTGGCTTCGTTCATGTTGGCACGAGAGAAAGGCAAAGGCTTCCGCACGGCTGCGGAAGAAGCTATCCGGTTGAACAACAACATCAACGGTACTGTTCTGCCTGAACTTGCCTCGCGCATGTATCAGACCAATCTGGGTCGCGTGATCCTCACGTTCCGTACCTTTGCCTTGACGCAGATCATCGCCTTGTCTCGTTCGTTTGGTCGTGCGCTCAACATCGTTGACGCTACTCCGGAAGAGCGCAGCTATGCCCGTAAGCAGTTGCTTGGCATCTACGGAGCCACGTACATGGTGGCCGGTCTCAAGGGAATGCCGTTGTTTGGCGCGGCTGAGGTTCTTGCTGCCGCGTTGATGGGCGATGATGACGAACCGTACGATCTGCAACAGGAAGTGCTCGACAGCGTGGGCTTGCTCGGCTTGAATGGTCCGCTCAACGCCGCCCTTCAGGTTGATATTGCTTCTAGAACTGGCTTCAACGGCATGTTGTGGCGCGACGATCCGAAGCGGCTGGCTGAACTTGGCTACCTTTTCTACGCAATCGAACGTATCGGTGGTCCGACATTTGGTCTCGCCAACGCGCAGATACGTGGTATTGAGAACCTGATGGCTGGCGAAGTGCAGCGTGGCTTTGAGTCGATCCTTCCTGCACCGCTACGTAACCCGCTCAAGGCGGCCCGGTATGCGACTGATGGCGCACTGACCAAGAACGGTATACCCATCGTGGACGATGTCAGTGCATGGAACTCCACCATGCAGGTCTTTGGCTTCGCCCCTGCGGAACTCGCTGCTACACAAGAACAGATCGGTGCAACGTTTGAGATCTCGGACAAGCTCCGTAATCGTCGTACCGCCCTGCTGACAAATGCATACGCAGCCACTGAGTCGGGCGATGATCAAGCTGTGTCGGAGGCATACGATGCGATTGACAAGTTCAACGCAACCAACCCAGACCTCATGATCAGTCCGAAGTCACTCCGTGCCTCGTTCCGTGAACGCCGTCGAAGAGCAATGGAAGCCGTGAATGGCATCTACCTGCCACGCAATCTTCGTGCAGCAACAGAAGCATTGATGGCTGACCCGTACTAACGAGTACGCCAGACCCGGATACCTATGAGACCATCCTTGGTCGCTGGGTATGACTTGACCCGGATACCGGCTACCTTTGCACGTGTGTCCATGACATAGGTCATGTCAGCAGGACGGAGAGTCGGCAGAAAGAAACTGTCACCCACCCGCATCTGCTCAAATGGTAGCAAGTACTCAGGCTCAGTCAGTTGTCTCGGATCGACTTTCATCGAAGAAATCTTCCGGTAGTTCCGTTTTAAATGCGTAGCACTTCACGGCATTCTGGTGGGTGCCTTGCTTCCATCCGGTCGTGAGTCGCTGCTTCTTGGTTAGTTTGTCGCCTTCATGCACGACGAGAATCCCTGCCTTCCGCCACGCCTTTTCAGCCGCAGCCACGCTAACCTGCATACCCGGAGCAGATAGATAACTCTCTAATGCAGATGCCGCGATGTATTGCACACCAGAATGCACCTCGATACGCCCGACAACCTTTTGTCCGCGAGGCTCCATCACAACCTTGCCGTCGTTCAAAGCCAAGAAGTTGTTGACGTTGTTGTTGAAGAAATCGCCAATCAAAGCCTTGTAATCAATCTCGTTGATCTTGAATACGTTCTTTCGGATGTCGAGCATGGTCTTGATCACCACGTCGAAGATCCGGTACAGGTCTAGCTGAACGATCCCCGCTTCAACTGCCAACTCGCCACCGGCAAAGCAGCAAGCAATCGTGTTCTCGTAGAAACGGTATGCCGGGTTAGCACCGTACTCTTCACGAAAACGCTCGGCCCACTTGGCGATTCTCTTACGGATCTCCTGCTCACCTTTGCTAAACAAGTACTGAATGTAAAGAGGCCCGGCGTGACCGTAATTGTCGTTGAACGGGTTGACGATCTCCTTGCTGAGGTTCGGGTTCTGTACGAACACCTCGGGCATCTCAAGTTGGAACTCAATCGTACGAGCGATTTCACCGTCAGGCCGCTTCTTGACCTGCTTCAACTTGTCGTACAAAGACTGGTTGGTCGTCATGACGGCAATCAAGGACGCTCCTTGCTCGATCTCACGCTCTGCGTTCACGGACGATTGCATACGTGACTTGGCGCGACCGCTTGAGATACGATGGAGCAGACGGGACAGTATCTCGCTTTCGATGTTCGTGGCTTCGTCCAGCCCAAACAGGATGTTGCGAATAGCGAGATACCGCCCCGTCAGTGCGTTATCAGTCGCGGAGCCTTCCGCAAGACTGGTGTAATAGGGGTTACCGAATACGCTCAACCCGGCATACATCGAGCCGGTTTTGCCCACGCCGCTGTCTGGGCTGAGATAACTGATCGTGCAACCGGGAGTCGAGGTACGGCTCATCAAGGGCGAACCAAACCCGGCCAGTAGACCTAGCGCGTGAACTTCCAGTCCCGGCAGGTTGAATGCATTGGCTGACTTCTGCCATACCTCATACGAACCTGTCGGCTTGATGTACTTTGCATATGCCCGGATGGCAGGAGACACGGCAGACGGTTTGGTTTCGTCTTTCGTTATCTCAACTGCGCCGGTCACGAAGAAAGCGAAGTCCTCGCTCCACCCCATCTGCATTCTCATAATGTCTGCTGCCTTCTGCTTCTTCAGGTAGTTGTCCCACGCGATCATGTACTCTGACACATACTTGACGAGTGACGGAGGGAAAGTAACGCCGTTGAACGGAAGTAGTTCCTTCAGTTTGTCCAACGAATACGCAAACCTCACCGGGAACAAGAACTCGCTCACAGGATCAGTCGGCGAGATGTGTCGCATCAACAAGCACTCACCATCGGTCGGACTTTTCAACCGCTTCAAAGGGAAAAAGTCATCTTCGATCAACTGGAATGCCTTTGTCTCTATGGGGTTTCCTTCTTCATCGAACTCAAGTTTTGGTTTGTACCAGACTCCTCCGTTTGGTCCCCGTACATAGGGGGCGAGTGAAAGAGGAAATAACGGAACTTCTTCGGGATTCGCCAAGACCCGAACTGTGTCCTCTTCACTATACGTTTCGGTTGTCGGAACTTCTTTGAGTCTTCGACCAAGTTGGATTGGTCCTGACTTTCCAAACTTGTTTCTGTGTGGACATCCCTCGCAACCGGAAGGGTTAAGGGTGTGGAATGCGTCACAACTGTATGACCACTTGGCTTCAAGAGTCGCATTGGCTTTGGCCTCGGTTTCTTCTGGGTTATAACTCGGATGCTTGTTAGACATCGCATGGATGGAAGCCTCACCATCCATACACCGCACTGCAACGGAAAGCCCCGCCCGCCACAACGGCTCTTCAATGTTTGCTTGGTTTAAAACAATGTTCTTGATCTGGTTGCAGCCCTGCCCGTGTAGGCTCTTGACCACAACGTCGCTGAATACATATTCAAAGTTGTCAGGCTTCGGAGGCAGGTCAGGAGTGATCGTTGAAAGGATCTCCTCAACGCTAGCCTCTTCACCCAAGTACTCTTTGAACTGTTGGAAACTGTACTGACCAAAGTCCTCGTCGATGAAACGAGTCGGACGCTCCTGATCATTTTTGTAGTTGACGGTATTCGGACAGCGCAGCACACGGGCTGCGTCACCTGTAACGTTGTTATCGATCTTGATGTGATCGTTGCACAGGGCCTTGAACTTGGTTACATACCGCTTCCACTCCGCAATCGGAATGTCTTGGTCGAACAACCAATACGCATGTACGCCACCACCAGAATCCGTACGCACTGGCGGGGGAAGTTTCGTGATCTGAATGAAGTCCGCTAGGGCTTCCAGTGCCTGTTCTTTGTCACGGTACTTCTTGGCATTCTCCGGATCAACGTCCAGATCAATATAAAAGGATCGCGCATACGCAGCCGAGTCAGACTTACGGCTGTACCCGGTAAACGTACTCATGGCAACGAAGACGTTCTTCTCCTCGTCTTTCAGTGCCTCAATAATTTCTTCAAGTTCGTCAAGCGTTTGTGCAAACCGGTTCTGGACTTTACCGTCCTTGCTGATTCCGGTAACGCAATAAACGCCCTGCGAAGGTAAAGCCTTCTCGTAAAATTGTTTTATCATCGTCCAACTCGCAGAGATAAAAAAGGCGGGAGGAGCTACCTCCCGCCGAATCCAACATGACTAGGTCAAATCTTTACCCCTATCATGGATTCAATATAGAGTTTGGCCGTGATGACACTGGATGCAGGGAGAACGCCGGTCTTCATATCTTCTTGAACCAAGTCCATGAAAACTTCAATGACCTTGCGTTTATCCTCGCGGATGCCGCTTCCTCTGAACCAGTTGTAAACACTGATCCGTGAGGTCTCCAGTGCTTTGGCTACATATACAGCCGGTAGATTGGCCTCGACGCACAGCCTTCCCAACCTCACGCCAAGACGGCTACCGTCTGCTTCTTGCAGAGATAACAGAAATTTCTGACTGTACGAACGTGCCACGTCCTACCTCACTTCTTCGTCCATTCCTTGATGACATCAGCCACATCCGCAGCGGGAGCAGCAGTCGCCTTCTTGGATGACTCACGAACCTTCGGGGCAGCGGGAGCAGCAACTTCCACTGACTCTTCCTTGCCACCTTCATCCTGTTGATACACCGTCAACTTGATGGCGTTCTCAGCGGCAGGGGTCTTCGACTGGTTAGTCAACGTATCCAGATCATCCGGGCTAATGCCCGACACAGGCGAGAACAGAACGCGAGGCACAGGTGACTTGGTGTCAAACTGCATCTTGGTCACGACACGCCCTGCCGAGATGTTGTGGTTAGCAAGCATCTTGACGTACTCACGGAACGGCCACTTGCCGTTCTCCTCTTTGCCGAACACGGACGTAGCAGGTAGAACCAACTGCATCACGTCGCCCTTCACATCGTTGGGCAACACAACTGCTGTACGCCACGACAGACGACACGCCGTACCTGCGCCGCCTTGTCCAGAACCTTTTACGCTAAACTGACACTTGTCACACGTGGAAGCAGGCGGGTTTTTTACATCCGCATCAGGGGTCTTGGAATCGTTCGACCAACAGGTCGGAGAAACCTTCTCGCCTTCCTTGTATCCGCCCGTGTACAACGTGCGGCTCGGGTTGTGCGCCATCTTCACAAAGATCACGTTCATGTGGCGATCTTCGATAGCACCAACTTCTTTGCCGTTCACGATCTTGCGGAACACGTTCCCTTTGATGGAGATGCGTCGGCTCGATGCAGCGGTATTACCCGCAACGGCTCTTGTGTCTTCGTCCAAGCCGCCAATGACGGCGAGGTCATTCTTCAAACTGGAAATGATATCAGTACTCATGTGAGTCTCCTTTACTTACTCTACTTACCCTACTTACCTAACTAGCCTTGCGAACCGTGATACCGAACTCGCGCATCACGTTGACACCGGGAGGCAGCCCGTCAGCATCATGTTCTTCCATGTGCTGCTTGAAGTTCCCCTGATGTATACGACGCTCAAGAAGTTCCACAGCCTCGTTCTCAAGCACGTACTTTCTGAAGTTGTCCCAGTCGCTACAGAAATAACGCTCGTTCAACTTACGCATAACAGTACCCAGACTAGTTTTGATACTGTCAGCGTTTATCGTGTTGCACACATCAAGCAACACAGATTCCAATTTCTTCATGTCGTCTTTGAGTTTGGCGTCCTGCGCTTCGTGTTCACGCAGGAGACGTTCACGTTCCGTCCGGATCGCCAAGTATGCTTTGACCACCTCTTCCGTATTCACGCTCATCGTTGTCCTCCAGTTCCTGTTTATACAAATCCACCAGCTTCTGGTGGCTATCCACTTTGCCTTGCAACATGTTGTAGATCTTGCGCTCCACGTCGGAGCCTTGCAGATGCACAACCGTCATCGTATTTCTTTGACCCACCCGATCAATTCGTGCAACGCACTGAAGGTACGTCTCCACGCTCATCACAGGCGACCAAAACACTACCGTATCCGCAGCAGTCAACGTAATTCCATGAGCAGCAGATTGAGGCTGAATGATGAGGACTCGTGGATCAGGAGAATCCTGAAATCTTTGAATGATCCTCGTTCTTTCACCCGCTGATACGCTGCCTTGGATTACCTCGCAACTAACGTGATTGCTCTTCAGGTGTTCCTGAATCACATCGATAGTATGAATGAACGGTACGAATACTACAACTTTGTTTAACGTTTCATCAAGCACTTCTTCAAGGGCATTCAATCGAGGTTTGATGTCGAACTGAACCACCTCACGCTTGTCGGTGTAGACCGCGCCACCTGATATCTGCAACAGTTTATTGAGACTAGCCGCTGCATTGACGGCACTGATCTGCTCACCCGCTGCCTCGACGAGCAACTGCTTCTTGAGCACGTTGTAATATTTTTGAGTCTGTGGCGACAATGGTACTTCGCGTGTCTGATAAACAACTTCTGGTAGATCGAGACACTCTTTCTTCGTGAACCGGATCGCTGGCTGTAGCGCAGTGTGTACCTGTTCTGTGGCGTTGTGCTTCGGTATCCATTTGAATCTGGATATCTGGTTCATCACTCGGTCACGCCAAGCACCTGAATACTTGGGTACACGAACCGGTGATATCAAACGTGCGAGACCGAACGCATCAACTGGCGACTGCGCCGCTGGCGTACCCGTCATCATCCACAATCTTGTCTCTGGCTTGATCAACTTCGCTAGGGTTTTCCAGCGCCGTGTTGTCGCGGATTTGTAGGCGTTGGCCTCGTCCACGATGATCAGATCAAACGCCGCCTTGCTCAGGTCTTCAAACACGGTATGAACGCCGTCAAAGTTGATGACAACAAATTCATATGTGCCTTCAATAACTTTCTTCCGTTTATCTACAGTCCCGTGTGCAACGCCGCACGTTCGATGCATAGCAGTCTTGAAGATGTCGGCTTGCCATGCGGACTGCATGATGGAGAGTGGGCAGATGATGAGTGCCCGTTTTACCTCCCCGATGTTCATCAGGTAGTCAGTAGCCCAGATGGCGGCGGAGGTTTTGCCAGTCCCGGCTTCGTTGAAGCAGAACGCTCTGCGTCGGAGCGACAGGAAAGAGGCTGTGTCCTTCTGGTGATCAAACGGCTTGAACACACCCGGCCAGTTGTAGTCCCGCAAGATGGGGGACAGTACGTCAGGCACTTCAGGGTTAGGCTTCACCTCATCAAGTATGTGAGTGAGCGTTGCCGCTTCGTTGTAATCCCAGTACACGACTACGTTTTTACGAGTGCCAAGATCTTGAACAATCTTGCACCGATCAATTGATTGAACTGTTTTTTCTGCGAGTGGCGCAGGGAGCGTCAGTTGCAACGCTTTATCTTCTAGTACTTGCATCACATCCTCGGTTAGTAAAAACCCCTTACGGGGGTCAGTCGGTTAGGACTCAATGGAGGATAGCCTTGGGCTGTCACTGATCCTAACAGGCATGGTTAGCGCCGATGAAAACGCAAGGAAGTAAGTGGGTGGAACGTGGACTTCCTTTACTCCTACACACTCATGCCTTGTGCGGAATTACTTCATCGCCCCGTTCGACTTGCGACGGAACGAACGATTCTTACTCGGTGACTCTAGCCTAGTGCCGTCACCATTGCTACCACCTTTGGACAATGCTTTGACGTGGGCAATATCTTTGCCCTTGCGATCAATGCCCTTCTTGTCGTAACTGCGACGAGCGCGTTGCCGCTCCATGCGGTCGGGATGCTCACCACGTTCAACTTGTTGCTTGTACTCTTTCTTGTACGGTCTTGCTTTGTTCACGTACGGCATATCAACGCTCCTTCTGAAACTCACATGTCGCCACAGGACACCACCCACACAACGGGGTCGGATTGGCTGGCCAGACACCATTATCGTATGCGTGACCAAGCCTGAATAAATCTGACTGGAAGGCCCCCCACAAATCTTCAGTATCTTCGCGGTCATATGTATCCGTGATGAACGCATTATGCATCACAAATAACAGCCCACCTTTTATCTTCTGCACTTCGGGAAAGTGGGCATAGGTCATCAACGCCATCAACTTCAACTGCTTCGGGTCGGGGTAACGGGCACTGCCGGTCTTGTAGTCCACGATGAATGCCATGTCGTCATTCACGATCAACAGGTCAGCGATGCCCCGCACCCAGTAGTCGGGTGAGTCAAAGTCACAAGGTTCCTTGCTGGCGGTGAGTGCCATCTGGTATTCCACATGTTTGTCACCATCCACTGAAATCAGTGCGTCAACCATAGGCTTAAAACGCAGGTAATTTTTTGCAAGGGGAGTCCCGTCACGGACGTAGTCTTCCAACGCCTTGTGAACTTCCTTCCCATACTTGATCTGCTCAGTCTCTCTGACCTGAAAGTTCCGCTGAACTTTGACCTCGTAATACTGCCGAGGGCAGTTAGTGAACTGCTTCAGACCCGAGAATGACCATTTAACACTCGCCATATGACTCCCCATATTTGGCTTCACAGGCTACTGGTAAGCCCTTCGCCCAATCTGGAGGAGTAGACATTACTTGTGTAATAAAGGCAACGCCCTCTTCGATCTCTGCCTTTGGCACGATACACACGGCAGCGTCATGGACAGTCAGCACAGGCCGGTAGCGTTCACGCAGTTTCAACATCTGCTCGCCAACAATAATTCTGGCAAGGGCTTGGACAATGTTCTCCACCATAGCCCCGCCCCAGATACCCACCACTCCTTTACGTGAGGTGTAAACGAATTTGTTATCACGTAATTTTAAGTCCGGGTAGTGTATGTACAGTCCGTTAGGAAGTTTTATGCCATGCCCAGTAACCCATACGGCTGGCACTGCACCAAGTGTGTACTCCTTGAACTCGATGTGACTCTCAGGCCACTCGATCAGATGGTTCAAGGCTTGGTCGCACTCACGCCACAGCACCGGAATCTTGTCGTTTTCTGATCGATACACCGACACAATGCGCTTCGCTTCGTCTTCATCAATGTCAGCACCGGGCGGCTGCGTCTTTAAAGTGTGCTTCAGTTTCAGTGCCCCAGTGCCATAACCCAGTCCCAAGATGCAGGTCTTGCCGACGAACCGTTCAACGGGGTTGGCCTTGCTAATAGAGCGACCGTAGATCTTGGAAGCGAATATGGAATACACGTCTTCGCCACGACGGAACTGCTCGACAACATCTTTCTGCCCGGCAAGCCATGCAAGTACACGGGCTTCAATCTGACTACTGTCACAGTTGACGACATAATGTCCTGCGGGCGCCAGCACAGAATTTTTCAACGCCTTCTTTTTCTTGTCGCGGCTCGGCAAGTTCTGGAAGTTGACAGCATCAGACCCTGCCCATCGCCCGGTGTGTGCGCCGTAGTACTTGAGTGGGATTGGCAGTCGTCCTTTGTTACGTGCCCCGATACCAATGAATCGCTCGATGCGAGACTCCTCGATGGTGGACTTCGTACCGAGACGTACTGCACATAGTTGTTGGATAACGGGATCGTCATGCTCCGTCAGCGCGATGAACCCTTCATCGTTCTTCGCAAGAGCGAATGTCTCTTTGCCAGTTGTCAGGCTCACCTTCATAGGCGGCTCGACCCCCATGTCTTTCAGCACGGTGGCGAACTGTGGATTACTGGCTAACTTGGCACGGACTTCCTCTTCAGTGCCTACCTGCATGATGCCCATCAGACCACCGAGAAGTTCCTTCTTCTCTGACTTGATCTCCTCAAGTCTTTCAACAAGCATGGCATCGTCAACGGTCAGCACCGGCTGCGTGTACATACGCAACGTCATGTCGATCAGGTCTAACTCTGCCGATGGGAACCCTTCCGCCAACATCGCAGAGAACAGTTTGAATGTGAGGTTCACGTCGTTGATGCAGTACTTGCCATACTGCGCCAAGTCTTGCGGAGTGAAGTCTTTGAGCCGCTTACCTTGCGCCTCGACAACCTCTGTACCTTTTTTACCGAGAGCGTAACGTTCTGCCAGCTTAGCTAACGACGCTCCTGCATCCACACCATGAATTGCTCGTGCCATGCAGAGAGAATCGAAGTACATCGCAGGCACTATGCCGTAACGCCACGCGAGGATTGCTCCATCGAACTGCATGTTGTGGCACAGCAGGGCGGAGTTAGCCCAGTCGATCTTGGCCAACTCTTCTTTCGCATCTCCTGCATACCATTGCGTCTCACCATCATCGATCTTGATGGCAACGCCGATGACTTCAAACCGAGGGTCGTTGATGTACTCCTCAGTCGTGTACTTCTTCAGACCGTAGTCACTTGCGTAATACGTTTCAAAATCAAGTGTTACGAAACTCATGGATCAACGCTCCATGTTTCAGTCTGTCGTTGCAGCTTCGGCCACTCAGACGCCGTGACGAAAGACTTATCCTGCACGAGGATGTGATTAGTCGGCTGCGCCGTGAACTTGCCGTTGTCCAACTTGATGAAGTAGAACTCTTTTGATTGCTCTGGCTCAAGGCTAAACCCATCAAGCATAGGGATGGCTGTGAACACGTAGCGACCAGTCAGTTCTACCTTGGAGCGTAACTTAACGCGCACTGGCACGGACTCAAGGAACGGATACTCCACCAGACTAAACTGATGACCGTAACAGTCCCATGTCTGTGCGTCGGACGGATTCCACGGCGTATCCAAAGTTTTGTGTGACAGTCGATGCAGCGGCACGTTGCGATATACCGCGCCACATTCAAGCATCACATGGCATCCCCACGTGCGACCGGGATGGCTGACCAGACCGAACCACGATACTCGTAGCCAATCGGTATTACCGAACGTGTTGGGTTCTACCCAACAGTATATGTGCCGCAAAAGCGGGGCTGCTCCAGAATAAATCATGTGTTAACCACCATAACCTTTTTCCACCCCTTACCCGTCTCAACGAATCCTGCTAATCGTAGTGCCTCGATTGATCGGCACTGACCAAACTTGTACTTGTGCGACCGGAACGATTCCGGGTTAGCGAACTTTCGCTTGCACTCCGTACACCTTCTTTCTTTTACGACGACTGTCATCTTTCATCCTCGCTATCTCAGCCCGTAAGTATTTGATCTCGTGGTGGCACTGCCACAACACGCTACCCACCGTCAAAAACTTAAACTCTGTAGTTGTTGATGTGTCGTTGACCTCGTTGGGTAACGCACGTATCAAGTCCAGAATGTCATCTTCAATCTCCACCCTTCTTTCTCCTCTTCCTCATAGCCTTACGTGTTAAATCCCAGTGCAGTATCCGATGGCAGTTGGAACACAGAGGTATGCACTTCTGCTCTGCTTCTTTGATTGCCTCGGCTATGTTTCTTTGTCTCACAGCCAAGTAGTTAACAGATCGCTTACCTTCTTTGATGACATGGTGAAAGTCAATGATAGCCGGGTGTTTTTTCCGACAGTGACTACACCGCTGCTTCGACTTGTACGCGATCCACTCTACTCTGTTTTTATCTCTACCCTTCCTTGCTCTCTTGATAACCTCTTGTCTGTTCCCTTCGTACCACTTCCGTGCGTACACCTTCTGCTTGGCCTTGCGTATGGCCTCGTCCTTGAATGGCATGAATCCCCCTCAGAGTCGTTTCCTCCAGTACAACGCTCTTGCGAACGAGTACGTGATCTTGGGGGTGTAAAGTCTGAAGCCGCACGAGATCAGGTTGTTGGCACTTGGTATATTGTCGGTGGTATCCGACACAGCCCATCTATACCCATGCCTCCTAGCCCATTGAACGCGCAGTCGGATCATCTGCCGCTGAATGCCATACCCCCTGTACGCACTCAGCACACCGCAACGACCCAGATAAATGCCATCCTCCATTTGCTGTGATGGCGACAGACAACTAAATCCTATCGGGGTAACTCTGTGATGCGCCATCCACCACACCCCGTCTTCAGGAAAGTACAGATCATCCGCCGGGAGACAAGCCTTTTGCAGCACCTTCAACTGCCGCTTGACCCCCGGATCTGAAGCATCGACTTGGCCGTAAGTGATCTTCATGGGTCATAATTTTACCTGACCTTTTTACCCATCTGGTACTCCAGTTCATTCCTCAAAGTAAGAAGCTCTAACGAAAGGACTGTAGCCTCGTTGGACAACCCCGCTCTCCGTATATTCTGCAATGATCGCTCGACGAGCGTCTGCTGACTTTGCCCATAGCCCCAAGGGGCAGCACTCATCTCGTCTTTCCACGCGCCGGGCGGGGACAGATTGTCCACAATCATTGACGTTTCCGTTGCCACCCTCGGCTTTGATTCTGTCGTCATATTGTTTAATACCTCTGTACATTGCTGTAGCCATGAAATACTGCGGAACACCCCATGCTTCCACTAGATCTTTGTACCTGATCCGCTCGTCAAGTTCTCGCGCCCTACGTTTACGCACCAACAAAAACTTGTACTGCTCAAACGTCAGCGTCAGGTTAAATCTAGTTGGCTTCGTGTATTTTTTCTCCACACTCTTTCCTCGTTTGGTCGCGTACCAACACCAACAATTTACACATCACGTGTGACTGCGAACGATTTTTGTTGTCGATGTCATACTGCTTGGCGTACATCTCGATGATGTCCCACCGGATGACCTCAAGTTCCCCGTTGTCACCGATCTTTGCCCACACCGTCTCGCTCGGCACAGCCTTCACGTGGGTCTTATCCACGATCAACTCAGCATACTCTGCATCCTTCGGCGGTTTCACCGCTGCTTCTACTCTTGCCATGTCACATCTCCTTCGCTACTGCTAACCATTCGTCGGCATACTCCACGTTGCCCCAGTCTTTGAACCAAGGACCACCACGAGTAAAGTGAACAGCCACGGGGTTCGGGCAGTCGTTCTTCGTATGCCACCCTTCCAAGTAGTTGTATGCAATCGGCAGCGCACCGATGTGTGTCCCTGCCCACAATAGTTGATGTAGATACATCCCCGTCTGGTTGTTTACATCTTCAATCTTCAGACAGTCCTTCACACTTCGATGGCCGCAGTTGAACAACATCAGGCTCGACCAATTCTTTCTCGGGTATTGGTGTTGTACCGCACCGTCCATCTTGGTTGTCTCTTTCGGCTTGTACCTGTGCTGCACCACCATGACAGGAACGCTCGGGTCAGCGTAGTCCATGATTCCTGCTACGTCGCCTCGCCAGAGGAAGTCACAGTCCATGAACAACGCCCACCCTTCGTATCCTGCAAGATACGGCACGAGGAAACGAGTGAACGAGAACTCGGTAGAGGAGAGAGGGTCATGCTCCCGCCAGTACAGGCCGCGCTCACGCATCTCCTGCTGCTTGATCGGCTTGATGTCGAGCCACTCGGAAGAGTTTCTAGCCAACGACTCCCTGCATACCTGATATGCAATGTCTTCACGACTGTCCCAACCGATAAAGATTTTCATCACGCCACCTCAAACAACTTCTTTCGTGCCTCGCCCTTGAAGTGCAGGATCTTGGCATCGTCGGTCTTGTGTTCAGGTAAACAACCATACACAGATTCATGTATCTCGCTCACCCGTTCGGGATACTTCTTGGCATAGATACGTAACGCTTCTTGATCGCCGTACCATTTGCGGAACTTCGGATCGAGCGCGTCATAGATCGCCAGTAAGTCCTTCCACACCTGCGGATTCTTGGCAACGATTGTGCAACCCACGTACGGATACACCTTGTCAATCGTCTTGCCTTCGTACTCGGAGAAGTTGATCCCACGTTGGTCAACGTTAAACACACCGTCACGATGGAACTCTCTTCGCAGAAACGCTACGTGCTTGTATGGCTCCAACAAGTCTTTCACCACGATCTCGCCCTGCACCAACATGTCCGTATCCAAGTACATGGTGGGGAGGATTGAACTCACGTAGGTCTCGGCATACGCCTTGACTCGGTGATAGCACAACTCCTCCCGATTAACTTCGCTCTCAACCCGGCGCGTGATACCCATCACATCTGGTGTGTAGCAATCCGTATACATCGTGATGAAGGCATCAGGGTTGTGCCGTAGCAGTGACTTCACCATCTTCTGTGGCTGAGAAATGTCCTCGCCCACGTGGAAGAAAGCAAAGTGTTTGTATATTTTGTCGCGCAATCCGTACTGTAGTTCCAACTGTTCCTTGACTTGGCGAACCTGCAAGTCCCACGGCGCGTTCATGTTCTCGCGTTGGAAGATGAGAACCTCTGGATACCACAGACTGCGATGCCCCTTGCGATTGTTCCAGTACCACAACTTGTTGGCATCGAGCAGCATGACAGGCTTACCCATCGCAGCAGCCAAATGCACGTTGGCATTCGACGGAGAAACGATTACGTCACACAACTCCATGAGGGCAGCGACGTTCTCCAAGTCCAAGAAGGTGTCGATGTGTGTCGTGATCAGGTTCGGGTGAAAGTCCTTCGCCTCATCCTGCGGTTTGCCGTACTGAAGATTGATGAACACGGTGTCGGGTATGTCGAACAACGACCTAAACCCTTCCAATCCCACAGACTTGTGTTCGCCGATAGCAGGTGCAGTGCTTGCCCATGACAGGCCGATGATGCGCTTGTTCTCAAGCCCGTACTCTTTCTTCAGTAACCCAACTCGGTGCGGGTCAGCCTTGATGTAGCCCTCGCTACGACTTGGCTCAATGTCGTAAACACTATTGATGAAGTATTTACCAAGGCTTGCAATCGGGATGTGTGAGTCGTGCTCCGACATCTTGACCTTGGCATTGTGCGGCAGGAACTTGACGTTCTCGGCCTTGCACCCACGTTGCAGTAGCGGAGCCAGTCGCATATCCACTAGCACAACAACGGACTCGACCTCCTTCGCCAACGCTTCGATGAGCGATGCGTAGAGAATCTGATCACCAATACCTTGTTCCGTCCACACAATCGGACGCTCCAAGCCAAGGCCACGCTCCCACTGCGGGTGGATCGTTGAGATACGTGGGGAGTTGAAAGTCTTGCTACCCCATCGTCGCTCGTAACCTTCCCATCCCGCCCTGAAGTTGCCCATCTGAAGAGAGAGCAGACCCAGAGTCCATGCCGTGTCGTCGTTAGTCGGATCAAGACGATGTGCTAACTCAAAATACTTTCTCGCCGGTTGCCAACGGTGCATCTCCCAGTGACAACGCCCGGTCTGCAAAGCAGATGCGACAAGAGCAGGGTGAATCTGGTTGATGTTCTCAAGAATGCCGATGGCTTCGTCATACTTGTTTTCACCCGCCGCTGCCAAGCCCTTGTCAAAGATAAACTTCACTGCATCCGCTAGGGTCTGCCCTTTCTTTTCGCTCACCAGTAATCCCTCCCACCACGCTTTGCTCCCCATGCAGGGGGCGGCACGTGTGCCCACTCTTTCCTGCGAAACTCTTCAGCCCGTTTGAAGAAATCTAGTATCCACCTGATCATGGTTCTACCTCCCACTTGATGCCGGTATTACCCCTCGCACGGATGGCTTTCGCAATGTAGGTCGCAGTGCCGTTAGTGTCGTCAATTTCTCGCGCTACTAATTCAACCACCTTCACACACGCCTCCCGCTCGGCTGCGGTAACGAGGGCGGCGAAACGTTCAAGCGCATGAGGCCAAAGGTCTGCCAATGTTCCAAACCCCGCCTCTCGCGCCAGTCGAATGATGTCGTCGCGGGTCATGGCTCCTTCCCCCATATAAACATCGGTCTGATGCCCTTTCGGAAACGGAGTCGGTACTTGGATCGTTGTGTGTACAACGTCAGGACAAACCCATTTCCCGGCAGCGTCAGGTTCAATCCCGGCTTGTGTACACCACCTTCCGGTCTCAGCCAGAACCACAAGAACCCACGAGTCTTTTTGTCCACTGCGTTACTTACCCGGATATCTGGAATACGGTAGTCAACCGTGTCCATCTCCTTCCACTCCCATTCCTTTTTGAAGGTAGCCATACCGTCGTAATCAATCGGTACTTCTCTTGCGCCTCGACTTACGTCCGTGACTTTCCTAGCCTTTGGTTCTTTGATACGCCATCCTCTAGTCCTATGTCCTTCCACCAACTCCAAGAACCGCTGCAACTTCTCCACCGTAACGTCAGTGCTCGTGAGTCGGAATACGATCCCTGCTCGCTCGGCTAAATAAAAAATCATTTCTCTTTCGGTCATACAGCCTCCTGCGGCACGAATTGCAGCAACGTAAACGGGAGCGATACCGCCGTCTTCCTACCTTCACGTGGGTAAATCAGCAGTCGGTTCGCACCATCCAACATCATTGCATTGACCACGCCCTTCTCGGTTCCTTCAAAGTCGTCGAACACAAAGATAGTCTGGTCATGAATGATCTGCGGAAAGTATTGGAAGTCGTCCTGCTGCAACCGGCCATCCAGATACAACAAGTCCACACCAACCTTCTTCTCAGCCAAGTCCTTGAACATATCTGTTGAGGACTTCTTGGGGTACTGGAAGATATTTGGTACGCCCAGATCAATGTTGTTGGAATGATCACACGTATAAATATCTACCAAACGATCCATAGCCAAGTTCATAACCATAGTAGACACACCGATAAACGTACCCACCTCGGCTATGACCTTCGGCTGAAAGAACTTCGCCAACTTGTACAACTCAACTGCATCATCGTAGGGGACTGATCCGGTGTTGTAGTCTGCGTCAGACCGCAACTTCTGCTGATCCTCAACGATCTTCTCGATGACCTCGTACGGGAAGTCATCTACTTTCTCATCGACGATGCCCCAGAAGATATCGCTGAATCTTTGTCGGCCAATCTGTACCGGGTTCATCACAACACCCTCAGAACTTCGATCACGTTCTCCTTCTCGTTACGCGCAGTGATAGTGCTGCCCTTGCCCCACCAGTCCACGGCACGTGACGAGATACCGCTGACAAGTGTGTTCGGCGGGAAATGTGCAATCGGAACCTTCACCATCTGTCCCGGCAACATCTCTTTGATGAACGGCATGTAGTGCTTGGTGATCGAACCGTGCGGGAATAAGCGAGGACGCTTATTTCTCTTCTTCGCAGCCAATTCCAAATCACCCTGCTGATGCACCGTGCCGTCAGGCATGATGATGACGAACTTTGCACCTGTGGCTTTTAACGCAGCCAACGAACGTTCAAGTATTACTGACATTACGCATTCTCCCGCACAGAAATTTCACGATCCAAATACCAACGAGCCTTCTTCAAGTCCTCGATGGGGTTACCTTTCTTCTCAGCACGGGTGATGTACTTCACCACGTTGCCCAGTCGATAGTTCAAGTCCTTCGCCTCGATGAAGTCGATGGTTTCGATGCCGCCGGTTCTGTAGTGTGGAGGGTGATTCACGTTGTCGGTTTGGGTTTTTATAAGAGCGATGGCTTTGTCCAGATGATCGGGCTGCACGAATACTTTCTTCGGCTTATCTTTAATCTTGTCTAACTCATCCAACACTCTCTTCATCTCTGTAACTTCTTCCATGATCCTCGCCGGTTTCTTCAGCCGTGCTTTTGTAAACACCTTGTCTACAAACTCAGAGTTCTTCCGTCTCTGCCAATTCACTTGGTGTACAAGGTTTGCACTCACTCCCAACTTCTCGGCGATCTCTTTCGCCGTCAGTTCTGGACGTGATGAAAGCAACGCCTTAATGCGCTGCGTCTTGTTTTGCTTCTTTGCCATTACTCAACTCCTTGCGTAGGGTCTCTACGTTTGTTTCATCGATCACTAATGCGATGCCACCTGCTTTGCGGATGTCATCGTGGTTCTTCAGTTGCAATGCGGTGGGCTTACCACCGTTCGCCTTACACTCTATACCATAGAACAAACTATCTTTACAAACTAAAAAATCTGGTGCGCCGCTGTTCCCGTATCCTCCTGTCACTGGCATCACGTAGTAGC